GATAGAGATCCCCTTATTACCCCCCCCCGCGATTAGATCGCAATTGCTCTGTTAGCAGTCTATGTTAATATTCTTATACCTGATGTCTAGAAAGTTTTATATCTTTTTGCCTTTTTCTATAGACACAGATTAGACGTATTTAGTACTTTTTCACGAGAGCAAATAGTACACCCCCCCCAACCCCCCCCCCCTAAGCCTCTTGTAGAAGTTTTTCATACCGTTGCATTTTATTATTACTTTTTGCCTTGAATAATTAATTTGCCTAAACTTCGCCCGATTTGCCTTAACCCCCCCCTGCCCTCCCTCGCCTCCCCTGACATTATTACCTTAGCATTATTTTGCATATAAGACGTTTATTGACGCACATAACGGCTCATGAAGCTATTAGAAAATATTTAGAGATAACAAATTATAAAAAGAAACTTTTAGTGTTGGTAGGATTACTGGATTATCCTCAATTTACTTAGTAGATACTCTTTTGAAGGTGCTATGTGTTTAGAACATATATTGAAGCTGCATAGCTCGCCTCCTTGTGAATGATAAAGATAAAGAGTCTAATTCTTGTTGGTCACTCCGTAGTTTGCGGATATGAATCGATAAAGAAGTGAACGGATAAATTGAATTAGTTTAAGTGCCTATTTTGATCTAACTGAATAAAAAGGATTGTGGTGGTGTAACGACGTAGTGATACGGGCAAGATGTGTGTCATCAGAGCTGTCTAACAGTGTAACACAAACCCCCCCAGCCTACCGAAGATGATTACAACTAATAATCTTCCACGTGTAAAAAGACACGGCCCCAATAACGGGGCGTCAAAGATGTCTAAGGCTGAGCAGAGGGAAAGATCCCTACATTCTAGCGAGACCGTTAAATGTTTATTTAAACACAGTCTCATTCATTCAAATGAAGTGCAAACTAAATGGTGCACAAAGTTCGGGCCAAAGGTGGTCCGAAAGGGAATTTCATATTCCCAAATTATTAAGCTCAAAGAAAACGTTATAGATGGTGATTCTTCTTCGGAAGTCGAAACTATAATGAATATTAATCGTAGTGTCTTGAGTGTTGAGCTACACTCACTCGGAAATTTTGACACATTTAAGCAGAGATTGCTGATAGCCCAGGAAAATAAAGTATTGTCCATTAAAAAGCGTAACAAAAACAGACAGATCAGACGTGAACGTTCTATTCGTAAACATAATCGTCGTGAGGATTCTGACTTTCTTGTCGGCGTTGAGGAAAATCCTGGCGAAATTCGCTTTCACATGCGTTTCCATGGTGCTGGTGCAGCTCGACAGCGTGTTATATATTTGCATGCAGATCTTGATGAGGCTTCTATAGCTCATTTACACACCTACTGGGAAGAATTTCGAGAGATGACTCTTATTATGAATCTCATGTTGCAGATTTCAGATCGATCGACCAATCAGAATGAAGATCCGCCTCCAGAGTTCACTAGATGGGCTCAACGTTACACTGAAATTTGCGCTCAGGTTGAGCATCAAACTTTCAATCCAAATGCTTTAGTGCATGATGTTGAGACCAATCCTGGAATGAGCAAGCCTATACTCTTCTCCATCAGTCGGCGTCATCCACCAGACCTTCATGATTGCATTTTTATGAGATGTAAATATGAATTTCCGGATGAACAAGCTCGAGCTCTGTATGATCAGCACTTTAGCGCCTATGAAGATCTCAAGAGAGCTTATACCAAGTTGTTGCGCCGGGACATTACTATGGACCGATTTAACACGATTGAGAACACTTTATTTCCTAACATAATGCATCACCCTAAGTATCAAGCCAGTATGCTTACTTGTAAAGAGGAAGATTTTAAAGAGTTCCCTAACGATCCTGGAGTTGGGATGTTTGGTGTTCAGTTACCGGTGCCCCCCCCTAAGCCTATTAAAGATCACAGTTCTCGTGGTGAAGACAATTTCCTTGTTGGAGTTGAAACTAATCCTGGTGAATATATACATCATATTGCTTCTCCTCCTGTTGACGACTCTTATTTTAGAGAGCAGTTTGAGAAGCGAGAGACTCAACCAAGAATGGACTGGAACTATCTTCATTTTGTTCCAGGTCCTCGTGATTGCAACTTTAGTCGTCCTGTTGACCGTGATTTTGTTCGACTTGAAGCACTGACGAAAGTTAAAGATCGTTCCTATGGTCTTGGACGTAGTCAGAAAGCTTATCTTGATCACTGGACTAGCCTGCGTAAGCGACCCTATATGATATCTAAAGCGGATTATGCCGAATGGATTAAACCTCAAACGCTACACGAGGTTGACTTCCAATACGGTCCGTATGAGATGCCATTTCAGTGTGAAACTGATGGGATTCAGATGCAAGTGAATGTTGGCTTGGATAAAGAGACAAAAGACTTCTTGAAGAATGGCATTACAGTAGAGCACAAATTTCCATCTGTGCCTTCATTGCCAAACTTCGGTGTGAGTGGAAATGCTATATACACTTACATTATGGAACACAAAGAGATCGGAATGTTGATTTTTGCAGCTTTAGGAGCTGCTTTTGTTTACCAGAAGATGTCTAATCCATTGTTGAAATCTATACTTACAGTTGCTAGTGCGGTTCTTGGCACTTCTTATGTTTCTATGCCGGCAGCCCCCTACATTACTAAGTTAGTTGATATGGCTGTTGTTGATAGAATTGAAGATGTTTCAGAGATTAAGATGCAAGCTCAAGTCAGCACAGGAGACATTGTTGATGTTCTTGGCACTTGTATAGTTGGTGGACTTTTAGGTTCCGCCACAGCTAAGAGTGTTGAGACTAAGGATGCCACCCATTTCTTTAGGTGTTTTGGTCCTATGGCTCAAGTGAAAGCTGGTGTTACCAGTCTTGTGGATTTTGTTGTAAATATTACTAAGAGATTTGCTGATTGGCTTGGTGGCCGTGAGAAATTGGCTGGTTACGAGATCTTTGAAGATCGATATCCGAACTTTGCGAAAAGTGCGAAAGCAGTGAATGAGTTCGTTGAGAAGATGCGTCAAGATCCTACTTACAATTATGCTAATGGTCAAGATTGTTTTGCCTTGGAGAGAGAGATAAATAATATCATAACATCGATTCCTAATGGAGATCCTCAAGTCTCGGGATATAAAGCCGAGGCTTATCGATTGTTGGCTAGGTTAACGCCTTTGATTAATTGTTTCTCTTCTGAGAATTTGACTAGTGCCGCTCGAAAGCTCCCCACTTGTGTGTGGGTTTCTGGAGATTCTGGAGTTGGAAAATCGTCCTGTTTGAAGAAGTTGATTACTGAAGTTTATGGTCGTGTTGCCTCTGAGACTAAATGGGCTATTTACCGAGTTAAGCCTTCAGATCAGATATATGCTTATGACTATACTCGAGATTTCTGGGATTCATACCATGGCCAAGCTATTACTATTGTTGATGAGGCTGGATTGATGAGGGAAGTGGCAGGAGCCACTAATGACGGTTTTATGTCTATTATTCGAATGGTTAATATCTTCGATTTCCCACTTAATATGGCTGATCTCCCTAAGAAAGGAAAGACTTATTTCTGTTCAGATTTTGTGTTTGTTACCAGTAATCGTGAGCATGTCAGTGACATTAAATCGTTGTATTACCCTGACGCTTATCTAAATAGGATGCAGTTGAGTTATCATCAAGTCGTCAAACAAGAGTTTGCCACACCAGAGACTAGAGATTTGAGACCCTGGGCTAGAAAAGTAAATCGGAAATTGATCCCTAATCCTGAGGATGAGACCTTGGATTTTTCTTGGGTTGAGTATATCCCGATTGATTTGAAGACTGGTATCCAGAAGAGGCCTGTAGTGTCTTTTGATGAAACTGTTGAAGAGATTGTTGAGAAGTATTATGAAAATGATTCTTTTGGTGAAAGAGCCCTCAAATCTTATCAGGCTGATGTTACTAAGATGGATGCCTGGCGTGCTGCTAAGGCTAAGAAGACTACAGATCCTGCAAAGCTTGCTACTGGAGATTATGAATATGATTATGAGAAGATTTTGCCCAAACGTAAGTCATACGAGAAACAACTCGATGAATTGCTTATTAAGCGTGACTTTCTGGTTGCTAAGGCTAAAGTTGAGAAGAAGCCTCCTTCCATGTCTGAGTTAGACAAATTGTTGGCTGACATTACTAATTTGGCTGATTTAATGGATGGGGAACCTCCTAAGCCTAAAGTTGCAGCTCCGATTCTTACTAAAGAGGATGGTTCGTTAGATCAAACCATTTCAGAGTTGGAGGATTTAATTGCAAAGCGAGCTAGATTGCACCCAAAGATAGACCCTCGCGTTGAGCACCGCATTAGAGAATTGGTTAGTTTTCGAGATGATGTCAGCACTTACTATACTGACACAGAGTCGTCTGATGAAGAGTCTGACCAAACTCCTCCCGAAGTGAAGCCACAAATGAATTTTGATTTATATGGCTACATGAAAGGTCGGATCCAACCTTATGTCGAAAGGAACGTCAACAGTGTCATTGCTGATCGTCTAATTGAAGCGGGTAACAAATTGAAAGATCGATCCAAACCTCTTTGTGAGAGGTTTGACTTTCAAGATGACCCATTTGATTGCGAGACTGATGCAGTTGCACATATTACAGACTTCAATAGATTACCCAAATGGTTTTTGGCTTGTGTTGCCAAAGCTTACCAGTTCAACATCGATTTCTTTATTCGTTGGGCTCGGGACTCTGAGTTGAAGTTCGTTGGTGACGAACCTCAGGCTGTACAGCTCGCGGTTGCGTTTAATCGAGAAGTGACTTGCACCAAAGGAAATGTTTTTGCCGAAGCCTGGAATGTCGTTTACAATGGTATCACTCTGAAGGGTGTAGCTATTGGCCTTCTTGTTGGAGTTGGTCTCATGGCATCCATTATTGCTCTTGTCCAAATATTTGCCCCCTCTGTTAAGAAAAATACCACTAATTTTGTATATAATAATGTAGAAACTGTGGAAGAGGAGGAAGTTGTTGATAAGGATGGTAGACGTTGGGTCCCTCAGAGTGGAAAAGCTAAAGCTAAGGCTAAGAGTAGACCATCCAACAGGCTTCGTAAGTTGGGTCAGTTGAGTAAGCAGATTTTTATGTCTGACAGCAACACCGATGATAAGATGTTTAAGGTGGTTCGCAATAATCAGTATCTCTTGCAGTTTAAAGGTAATTTCAGTGGATTTTTGACTTTTTATGATCAGAATCTATGTTTTATGCCTAAGCACTTTTATGATGTGTTTAAGACTGTTTCTGAGGTTGAGCCTGAAGTTGAAGTGATTCTGCATCCCTGTGATGGTTCCACCCCTATTACCAAAAGGGTTGAGGACATCCTAGGTGACCACATCAGAGCTGCTGAGCCAGAGATGCCTGGGCGAGTTGGAGATTATGTTTTCTTTGAGATGTCCGGTGTCCGGCCTCATGGCGATATCATTAGTCATTTTGTTTCAGATGATGATCCTCTTCTTAAGGAGACTTTCCATGGAGTTGTTATGAAGTACCTCATGACTCCTAAAGCTGGCGTCTATAGCAGTAAACCTGCCGTCCTCACCCCATTAGCCGACATCGAGTATGATGATGGCTGTGGTGGTAAATACCATCTTGATAAGTGTTTTGGAATAACTATGAGCACTAGAGATGGAGATTGCGGTATGCTGTATTGGAGTGCAGATCAAACTAAGTTGGTGTCTAAGATTGTTGCTATGCATGTCTCTGGGAATCAGAGGACTGGCTTTGGAGTTTGCATCACCTCGAACCTTTTGAAGATGGTTCGTAAGCAATTTCAAGATCAAGTCATTGATGAGCCAAAGTTGCCTTTGTCCAATGAGTTGGATGTTGCAGGCATCGCTAAGCAGATGGGCTTGGGACAATTCCGTGTTTTGGGAACAACCAAACCTCTATTCAATGGTGCCAAGAACAATGTTATTCCATCGCCTCTCCATGAGAAGTGGGGTCCTTCTGATTATGAGCCAGCCCCTGTGCAGCAGCGTGTTATCAATGGTGAGCTCACAGACCCTCTCGGACCAAGCCGTGCCAAAATTAATAAGAATGATAAGCCTATGAACGATATGTTGTATACCGAAGCCACTGACAGTTACATCGCCAGTGTTTTTCGAGGTTCAGATGAGGCTTTCTATGGTAATGGGCTTGTTCCTTGGGACGAAGCGATCTGTGGGCGCCCTGGCATTTGGCAAGGCATCCCTCTAGCTACTTCTCCTGGTTATCCTTATACAGAAGGAAATAAAGCCAAAGGAAAGAAGTTTTGGTTTGGTGGAGAAGATGGTTATGATTTAGAGAAGCCAGCTGCAGTTGAGATGTTGAAATATTTGAATTCCCTTGTTGAGATGATGGAGCGTGGTGAGAGACCCACTTTTATCTTCAAAGACAGTCCTAAAGTTGAGAGACGTAAGAAGGGAAAGCCGTGTAGACAAGTGAATGCTAGCCCTATGGATTATTTTGTGATTTGTCGTCGTTATTTAGGCGCTTTTGCAGTTTGGTTCATGGCCAATGTCCTTAAGAATGGCTCTGCCATGGGTATTAACCCTTATGGTGAGCAATGGGACGCTATGGGACGCACTTTGCAACGCTTCTTCCAAGCTATGGCTGGTGATTATTCGGCCTGGGATGGTTCTCTTACCCCTCAGATGATGCAGGCTATTGTTCGTATGATAGAGCGCTTTTATATCAGTGCACCTGCTATTGAGAACCAAGTTAGGAAGATTCTTCTCCTTGACCTCATTTATTCGAGGCATGTGGTTACGGTTACTGCTAAGGATGACATTGCATTTGCTGACATCACTATTGAGGAAGGTGATTACATTGACGTTGAGTTACCCGCTGGAAGTGCATTTCCATTGCACGTTATCCAGGAGAACCTCGCCCCAGGTCGTTATAGAATGACCCGCGTTGGGGAAGTCGATGTTTTCTTAGTCACCGTTGTTTATGAGTGGCGTGGTGGCATGCCCTCTGGCCATTTTCTCACTACTATTGGGAATATCATTGTCAACAACTGCGTGTTACGTTACGCTTTTGCTGATCAAATCCTTGGTGGGAAGGCCCTTTCTTACAACATTCGTTCCTCTAGCCCCTTTGCGTTTATTGAGGCCAATTTCTGGCTCTGCTGTTTCGGTGATGATAACGTGATAGGAATGACGGAGGCCGGTGCGGAATTAGTCAGTCAAGATGGAACTACAGAATCCCTTGCCCGTATCGGCCTGAAGTATACTGATGAGAATAAGTCCACAGGACTAGTCGGTAGGAGAGTTTTCACTCAGATCTCCTTCCTGAAAAGATCCTTTCGTTATGAGCCTTTATTGGGACGATTTGTGGCCCCCCTTGAGCTTGCCGTCATTTTGGAGATGCCATATTGGACGAAGACGAATGAGCAGCCAGGTGCTTTTAATCAGACCTGTCGTACCACCCTTCGTGAGCTTGCCCTCCATGGTCGAGATGTTTTCCAGATGCATGCTTTGACCATGGCCATCCATATGATTGACATCGGTGTAGATTTGCCCGAGATGTCGTTCGAAGCTTGTCTTCGTGCGGCTGTCACTATGGATGCTTCCCACCTGTAGGGTGGCTCCGAGCCGGGTAGCTCGTTAAACTGCCCCGCGTGCGGTGCGATAATCCGTGGGTTTGGTAGATTAGACTGATGAGTCTTTAACTATTAGTCTACCTTATACCCCTAGATTGGACATCTAGAAACAATTGTCAAAGGCCTGGCCACAGGCGACTTCTCTTCATCTTTATAAGCTGTGAATGAAGATTAGTATACAGCACTTACTACTATGGACCCTATGATTACTTCCTCTGCCCCCATTAAGAATGTTACCACTGTGTTTGCCGACGATGGCGCAATCGCAGCTGAAGATTATAAAGTGTCAGTCGTTACTGATGACATGGTTATTAAAGACCAGGCTATTGCTGATTTCCTCGCAAAGCCGATCCTCATTAAACAAACTTCTTGGGCCTCTACCGATCTGATAAACGCGAACCTTTGGGCTGTGTCTCCTGGAGCAGCACTTAGTGCGAACGCGATTTGGGCTAATAAGATTCAAGGATATGCCTATATGAGAGGGACTGCTGTACTGAGAGTACAAATTAATGCTAACCCTTTCCAACAAGGCAGACTCCTGATCCACTTCTTGCCCCTAACCCAGCAGATTTCTGTTGGAGATCCATCCTACTTTTATATGCACAACACGCAGCTTATTTCCAAGTCTATGCAGCCGCATGTTGAGCTCGATTGTAGGGATACTTCTGCCATAATTAAGATTCCGTATGTTTCCCCCACCAATTGGTTTTCGTTGAAAACTGCCCTATATGACTGGGGCACGTTCTATGTTGATGTTTTCGCCGCGTTAGCCACTGGAACTGCCAGTGATGCAACTGTGGATGTTTCTATTTGGCTCAGCTTTGAAGATTTTGAGTTAGCTGGGCCTACATTTCCACAGATGGCTGGTAAAGGTGGGAAACGATTTAAAGTCAGTACACTCAAGGAAGAGACTGCCATGGAGGGTGGTCCTATTTCCCGTGCATTGGCAGCCACGTCAAGTATTGCTTCCGCGTTGGAAGCTGTTCCATTCTTGGCCTCTGTTGCTGCCCCTGTCGCTTGGGTCACTGGTGCCTTATCTGGTGTTGCCGGTTATTTTGGCTGGTCGAAGCCTGAGACGAACCAAGGAGGCACCGTCATGATTAATCAATTTGGTCGCTATGCTGCGACCTCTGACGGTTTAGATCCATCTATACCTCTTGGCCTCATTTCTAATAATGGCACTAAGGTCACTTCCGATATTACTATCAGATCGGAAGATGAAATGTCTTTTAACTTTCTGAAGACCTTCCCTGCCTACATTCGCCAGATTAATTGGCCTGACACTACCATCACTAATAATTCCCTCTACTCCGCTGTTGTTGGCCCCACAAGCACGATCATGTTTGATCAATTTACTCGCAATGTGAGTGGTCACATCACTACCTATAATATTGGGCCTCCTGCGTATTATTTGTCTAAACGATTTGCGCTTTGGAGAGGATCACTTTGTTTCACCTTTAAGTTGATCAAGACCCAGTACCATACAGGTAGGCTCCAGGTGTCCTTTACCCCTGGTGATGCTGCGACAGCTATTAATGTCCCTGGTACTTTGAACGGTGAGTATTCCCTTCGTGAGATTATTGATATATCCGAAGGCAACGAGTTCTGCATGCATGTTCCATTTCTAATGCCGACGAACTATGTTGCCAACGGCACCACTATGGGGAAACTCGATATCACTGTTGTTAATCAGTTGAGACGACCTGACAATTGTTCTAGCTCTATTACCATTATGGTCTTTGCCAATGCAGGAGATGACTTTGAGCTTCAGATTCCGTACTCCGGAAGTGCTGATGTTCCTTACTCTCCACAGATGGGCGGGCCTATCAAGATGCAGATGGACATGGGTCAGTGCGAGAGCATTGTTACTGACACAGTTGGAAGTGCGGATATTCCATCCCGCAAATTGGTCTATGCTGAAATGTCTGCCGGCGAGAACTTCGCGAGCGTTAAACAGCTATTGAACCGTAATTCCCAGCTTATGTCTAGAACAGGTGCGCCGACCTTGGTCAGTGGTCTTTTAGCCTGGCCATGGTTTTGTAATGTTGCCTATACTGCAGCTGCTGGTTTCACCGCCAATCCTTGGGGTGGAGACGCCTATTCTATTTTTGCCCCGATGTATTGTATGTATCGAGGTTCTGTGCGTCTCACCGTTGGATCTAGTCAAGCATACACCACAGGTGTGAACCCTGGAGTTGCTACTGTCTATGGATGTCAATTGCCTAGGAAGTGGGCAGCTGGTACTGCTGTTATGGGGACTGAGCCTGCCCTACTGACACCTGGTCAAACTGGCACGCAGGAATGGGCCACAGGTGATTATATGGGTTTGACTGGAGTTGCCATTCAAAACCCTCAACTTGGTTTTTCTAGTTGGAAGCTACCTTATATTTCCACCACCAAGTGTTCCCTGTTGTGCACCCAGTCCACTGTTGCTGGTATTCCGAATGAACCATCTCAGGCCAGGAATATGCTTTGCATCCAGTCGAAGGGTCAATATGGAGATTATACCGTCATGCGTTCTTTCTGTGACGATTTCCAGTTGGCCTATTTCGTTGGAGCGCCACCAGTGTATGTCTCAACAACATAAGTTTGCCGCTTTCTGAAGGCACGTAAGCCCCTACGTTAAGGGGACCCGGGTGGTTACCTTATAGCCCAGTTGGTTACTTGCTGATAACCCGTTATATTTCTTACGCAAAGAGATGCAAATAATAGTTTTTAAATTTTTCTATTTCAATATTTAATAATTCCTGATGGAGGTTTCACATGTTTACTCCCTACCACCACTTTTCGGCTGCCCTGATTTGTTTTCATTTGTTCGGTCGCGCGTGTTTAAGTTGTTTTCCTTTTCACGTTGTGTGGTTATAGCAAGGTGCACTTTAGAGATAGTGCTCTTTGGTTCTGCTGAGTTTATCGCAGAATCATTGATTTTCTTC